CGCTGTTTTCCAAATGCTGGCGGGAATGGCGGCGGGGTCGCCATATGACCCTATGCGGAATGACAAACCGGCGAACAATTGCGCCAACAACGCCACGTCAAAATCGACGCCGGGAACGGCATAACGTCCGCGCTGGTATGCGTTCCAAACGGATAGCGGCGCTTGATACACTCGGACATAGCAACGAGTCGCGCCTTTATGAATCGGGCGCAATGGACAATCGCCGCATACGCTCGCATCGTCGCCCGTTTTTAAGGCCTTATGTGGGGCGATATCCCGGCGCATGATAAAGGTTTGCACCATCGCGCCGGTTTTAGAATTGGCGCTGGCGTCCGCGATGCGACAAGCAACCGCGACAATCGGCTTATCATCAATTCGACTCGGGCCTTCGTACAGTACGACTCCAGAATAGTCGCCGCGTTTTAGAGCGCGGTGCAATGTTTCAATGTCCCTAATCATTAATTGACTCCTTGTTATGGGATTTAACCCATACCGCATTGCATAACACGAAGTCAAACGCAAAACGCCACCAGGATTAACCGGCGGCGCTTCGCGGACCAAGGCGCAAGGCGCAAGCTAGATGGTAGGCATCCAAAGGTCGGCGCGTTCGCCCTCCGGCAGTCCCTGCACCATATTAAACGCCATCTTGCACGTCGCCTCGTTCCGGGCGTCATAGTTGCTGCTCTCATAGTCTCGCGACCACTCGCCAATTAACGCAAACACCAGCGACCCAAGATTCTGTTTTTCCGTGCGGTGCAAGCGCGACACTGCCTCTAGAATCTCGTTAATATCGCGGTAACGCGACAGATTACCGGCACTGTATAACGAGTCAGCGACCGACGCCGCTTGTTGCAATTTCTCGTTAACGTTCATTAATTTGACTCCTCGACAAAATGCCAATTTATGTGCGCACCACTGGCCTTTTTTCTACCGCCGCCCGACACATGAATCCAGTCGCCTATCAGCGTTCCTGTAAACGATTCCCTCCCAATACGTTGTGGACGACGACGGGTGCCGCCCCAAAGGGTGTAACTACCCTCGACACAGCGACCATCACTTTCGGAAGATGACTTCCTCGACTCGGCATGTCTGATTTTCCAGTTCTCTTTACCTGCGTCATCCAACTCAAGCCACTCGGAAACAAGCTCGGCAGAGTCATAAAAATCCACTTTATTAAACCACTCTCCGCCGGAGTGATGCCACTCGGCGCTCGACCAAAAACCTTCTGCCGCCAAAAATTTTGCAAATGCCTTAGTATGCCGCCAGCCAGCTTGGTTGAGGTCCAAGACGGTGATGCGAGACAACGGCTTGACACCTCGGTCATAAGCATCCAAAGCATTATTCGACATCCCAGCATCGTGATCATAGCCATTGCCACGACCGCCGCCATAGTCCTCATACTCATGTTCCCGGAACCCATCGTTGTAACGTGACATTTTGTTTGACTCCTTATTATGTTATGGGAATAAACCCATAGCACGGCATAATCCAGCGAGTCAAACAAAAAAATGCCCCGCAATCGCGGGGCGAGTTGAACCGGGGAGTCAGCCGGTCAAAATGGAACAGGAACATCGAACGCGGGAATGATAAACACGGCGACAGCGATTCCCTTCGTCACATTTTGGATCACCAGTTTGCCGCCGCGTATAACCAGCGCCATTACGTCGCCAGCATCGGCGTGGTTCTTTAAGCCGTTAAACCAGATTCTCTTGTCGCCGCGAGTCCTCGCCCTGTACGCAGAAATCTTGGTTTCAGTCCCGTCGCTATATACGCCTTCAAGCGTTACCTTGTCGCCGGGATTTAGTTCAGCGTAATCGATCACGCCTTCGCGCTTCAACAAGTCTCTGATGGCGGCGTTGCAGTCTTGTATATTTTTGTTCAAGATCGTGCCCGTTACATGAAACAGAGCCACGTCACCAAGTGCATCGGCACTCGCCTGTTCGATTTTAGTGAGTTTTCGCATCTCTCTACCCTCCTGTATTTCGGCGTTCGAACCATTCTGCAAGGCGCTGGAAAAAGTCGGTCAGCCAATCTTCAAGCCAGCCCATCACGCGGCGTCCTCCAGCAACTCTCCACATGTTGGGCACCTCTCCTGTTTCAACGCATACTGAAACGACTCGTCTTCCATGACGTCATCAAGCACAGATGTTTTAAGGTTGACCTGAACGTTTGCACCATTAAGACAGGAACTCTCAATTTCACTCGATAGACAAACACGACCATGAATGCCGATATATACAGATATATCAGCGGCACGAATTTCAAAAATCAGCCGGAGCTGCTCCAGCGTAAAATCCTTAATTTCTACCGGTGTGAGTTCACGCGAACCTTTAAAGTCGTAGTCGTATGTCATGCCCTTGACTCCTGTGTTGTGGGACTTTACTTATACTTTCCTACAACGGACAGGTCAACTGGAAAAATTCGTCCCAGTCATACGGCTCCTTAAAAACTTGTAGAGCCTCCACGGCTGAAGCACCATCCATACGAAGGCTAACAGCATCGGAGCCGCAAAAAACACGAATGTCCAAGCTGCTATCGCGAATAACAATAAAACAAGGGCCGTGAGAATGCCTAGACAACCACGCACACTGATGGGGGGACAGATCGACTTTACGAGTAAAGTTTTTAGCGGCTTTAAGTTCGAGGCAGCTGAACTCACCACGCTCGCTAAGTAGCAAGACATCGGGCAACCCAGGCAGGCTCCACGACTCCAGCCTTGTTGTCTCAATTCGCCGCTCCGTCCTCGTCAATCCGTCGCTGATGATCTTCCACAACCCCGCCTCCCGATTCTTCAGGGCTTCTTTCGGCATCTGATTCGTGGATTTCGACGGCTTCGCCGTCGATAACCGTTTCAAAGCTGCTTCTAATGAGTTCGAGTTCACGTTCGACGTCCTCCCGCGACATGGCATCAATACTACCAGTTCGAATCTCTGACTTGCTCACATAAAGTCCCGCCGCCAATCCCCGATTTTTTTCGGCCATCACCGCCGCCGAAAACGCACCTCCTTCAAGAGCCAAATTTTTAATCTTGCCCATGTCTGCGATGTGTCGCTTGTATGTGACGCCATATTGCTCGTCCAGCTCATCGCGATACCGTTGAATTTCAGAGACTACATGGGGACAGATATTATTGTTGGTGAGTTCGTAAGCACGAGTATGCGCACTAGCCGGAGGATAACCTGCACGTATCGCCGCCTCACGCATCGTGATCAAACCGTCATTCGCAACCAATTCCTTTACGAACTTTTCCTGTCGCCTCGTCAACTTACGATTTGGACCACGCGTGGCGACCTTTTTGCCTGTCCCACCAGTGTCTGGTCCCGGCCTGTTGCTATTGGGCATTTTACCCTCCAAAAAGGTCTTTTATCGTTTAGTTTCAACGCTGTCCCGGCACTGTCCCACCACTTGACTTTAAGAACACCCTCTAAGTGAGGCGTATGGGATCATTTACCCGACAGTAGCAGTGAACCGGAGGTCGGATCAACTATAAGTCACGGGGAAACCGTCCCATAAGCGATATGTTGCGCATCCTGACGTGGGACACTTTGAGAGGGCAAAAATCTATATATATAAGGCACTTATACATACTGTCCCACCTGTCCCACCAATCCCGTCTCTGGATTCTGACTTTTATTTTTTTTGAATTCATAGAATTCATACTATAGGTGGGACGGTGGGACACCTGCTATGGAGAACCGTGGGCCGTGGTTTCAGTTACTTTTTATTTGTCTCTTCGTTTTCCCATATCGTCACCTGTTCCTGGATGTCTTCGAGTTGCGCTGACATCCATCCGTTATTATCGAGATGGGTTTCATTGAACTCGCCTTTTTTAATAGGCTTGATGCTTCGGTCGGTGACTGTAAACATCCCGATTGGTGTCGGGGGTTTGTCCGAAGAAAAGGTGTAACCGCCGAAGTCGCTTGCGTTGAGCGATTCGTCGTCGCCGTACATGACGAAGACGGGTGTCTTCGGGAAGCGGCGTTGACGCTCGGCTTGCCGCACGTCTCTCATCGCGGTGATTGGATCGGTGGCCTTGGCCCAGTGTCCGAAGCCGCCGCCCGACATCGCCAGAAACGTGCAGCCGTTTGGCAGTACGTGTTTGTGGTTTTCCATGAGTTGACTCCTGTTGCAGTCGGCCCACGGTTCACCGTAGCAGATGCTTGGTCCACAATGTCAAAGAGCCTTGGGCCTTGCGCCGGGGGTCAGAGCGGTGGCCCGCTGCCACTTCGCCCCGGTCGAGCGCCT